AACACCATCGCCCCCTGGCTCAGGTTCGTCGCCGCCCCGTCCCCGAGGTTGCCCGTGCCGCTCGTGATCCGGTACGTCACCGTCGTCGTCGCGCTCCACGACATCAGCACGCCGTTGAACAGCGCGCCGTTCGCGCTCCGGGCGGCGGCGTTCATCGTGGCGCCGAGCTCCGCGTCCGCGTCGCCGAACTGCGTGGTCGCGGCGTCGAGGTCCATCGAGGCCAGCAGTTGCGTGCCGCCCGCAGTCGTGCCGAGCGTGCCCGAGAGCGTCGCGGTCGTGCAGGTCGCGGTGCAGGCGTAGGTCGTCGTGAGGTCCACGAACACGCTCTTGAGGAACGTCTTGGCCGGGAGTGTGGCGATGGTGAGATCGCAGGTCACGGCGGCGGCGATGCAGTTGGTCGAGAGGACGGTCACTTTGTAGACGACCGATCGCACGGTGGCGGTCTCGTTGACGGTGACGCCCGTGCCCGAGCCGGCGGTGACCTTGGCCCCATCGGCGTAGAGGACCGAGGCGCTCCACGTCCCCAGCGTGCTCCCATCCGTCGTGACTTTCGCGTGGCCGGCGGCGGCGCGAGAGAGCCAGACGTCTCCAGTGCTGATTCCCATTCGCAGAGCATCGAAAGTGGTAACAGTAGCTGAGATTGGTTAGCCGTTGTACGCCCTCTGTGGCAAAAGCAAGCACAGTATTGGGCACCGTCCCAAGGAAATACATTCCCGTTGCCGGGTCGGTGTCTCGTGCCACGCTCGGCGCCGCTGCCGTGCCGTCGGGGAGGAGGAGGGGGCCGCCCGCGAGCGTCAGGGCATTGGCGCTGTGGGTGAGCGTCACGTCACCGTTCGCCCAGTTGACGACGCCGCCGGAGGGGAGGAAGAGATTGGTCCCGTCGAACAGAAACCCGGCGTTCGTCGTCGTGCCGGTCGCCGTGACGAACAGCACGCCGTTCATGACGCTGTTACTGGCCCCGGAAATCGCGACCCACGCGCTGCCGGTCCATGTCTGCCACTCGCCGCGCGTCGAGTTGAAGCAGACCGACTCGCCCGTCGTCGGGCTGTTGATCTGCGAGCACGTCGCGCGAATGAACGGCCCGCCCGACTGGCCGAGGAGCGCGGGCGGCCGGAACAGCAGCGTCAGCAGTCCGACGACGAGCAGTGCGGCGAGTCCCCAGCGCCTCATTTTTGCCTCGTCTCCGTCACCCGGGCCGGCACGACTTCGAGCGCGAACTTCTGGATGCGGTGCGGCGGCCCGGTGACTTGATAGGTCCAGCCGATGTAGGTGCCGTACATCGCGCTCCGGACGCGCGAGGCGGTCGGCCCCTGCGTCTGCCACGCGAGGTCCTGCCCGCCCGCGTTGATGAACGTGATGATCCCGCCCGCCGTCGTCTGCCACGTCAGCTCGGCCGTGGTCGTGAGCGTGACCGCCTCGCTCTTGTAGAGCGAGTCGATCGTCAGCGTCGGGCTGATCGGCCGCGAGGACTCGACCTCGACGGCGGCGCGCGTCACGAACTTGCCGCTCATCGAGGAGCCGAAGCTGTGGAGCTTGGACACCATCTTCGCCGTCACGTCCACCGTATCCGCCGCGCCGAACAGGCGAAAGATCGTGGTGCCGTCCGTGGCCCACGCCTGCGCCACGCCCCCGACGATCAGCGTCGTGACCCAGGTCACCGCGCCCTGATAGGCCAGGCACCAGCGGCCCTTGTTGAACACGAGGAGCAGCGAGATCGGCCCGGCCCCGTTCGCCAGCGCCTGGCCCGTGTACTGGACCCGGTAGATCAGGCAGAGGAGGTTCTTGACGATCGCCACGCACGCGGACACGGTGTCGTCAATGGTCAGGGACGGGAACAGGCCGTCGAGCTTCTCCGAGAGCTGCTGCGGCGTCACCCCGGAGAGCGCGTAGGCCCCGTAGGGCGCGAGGAACGTGAGCGCGCGGAAGTACCCGCGGAGCGACTGCGGCGAGGTCGTGCCGATCGTCGGGACGATGTTCGTCAGGGCGAACACCGTGACCACGTTCGGCGCAGTCCCGGAGGAGGAGACATTCGACAGCGCCTCCACGGAGGCGTTGCCGACGAGCCAGATCTGCTCGAGGGCCGAGACCGCCGCGACGACGTTCCCGTCGAACGCCTCGTCCGTCAGGATCGTCGAGCCCGCGCCGTTCCCGGCCGTGAAGTCGTTGTACGTGTTCGGCGCCGTGTAGGTGATCGTGCGCTCGCTGATGAGCCAGGCGCGCCCCTGCCCCACCACGAGCGCGGCGCCGGTTTGCGTCGTCGAGATCACGGTGAACGTCGTGCCGTCCCAGGAAACGTAGCCGAGCGAGGAGAGGATCAGGATCGTGGTGCCGCGCCAGATCGTGCAGACGGCGTCGCTCGGATCGACGCTGTTCGCCGTCGCGACGTTCGTCGTCGCCCCGCCTGGCGTGACCTGCGTCACCGAGCCGTCCCGGTTGATCGCGATATGCACCGGCGCGCCGTTCAGCGTGAAGCCCCAGAGCGAGGCGATCCCGACGCTGATGGTCGCGACGGCGTCACCCGGCCCGTTCAGGACCTGGAGCGCGCCCGCCCCGATCGGGATCATGTTCTCGAGCCAGTACGCCTCATCATCGGCGATGGCCGTGCGCGCATCGACCTGGTTCATCCCCCGCCGGAACGCCTCGAACTCCTGCCAGCGCGGCCCCGCGGACGGGCGCCGTGCGCCACCGCCGCGCTGCTGCAACATCCTTGGCGTCATGCTCATGGCGTGCTACGCTCGGGCTGGCTCGTGACCGCCATGGTGCCGGACGAGACGTCCGGACAGGGCGCGTCTCCTGGCCCGGGATGAAACAGCGGACACGGGCCCCCGCGGCTCACACCCGCACCACGCCACTGTAGAGACTCGGCACCGTCCCGACTCGCGCCGTCAGGGCCACCTGGAGCTGCTGCTGGTACTGCGCGAGGAACCCCTCGGCCTCGTCGAACGCGCGCTCGTAGAGCTTGGCCTCGTACGCCGCATAGTAGGCGACGGGCTTGACGTACGGGAACGGGAGCGGGTCCACGTCCGTCGGCGCCACGAGCGGATCGGAGTACACGCAGCAGTCCCACTCCGAGACGTAGGCGCTGACCGGAATCGGCGCGAGGTAGACCTGGCTCGGCCCGTAGCGGGCGAAGGCGCGCGGCAGCGACTGATACGTGGTCCAGGCCCGCGCGGCCACGCTCAGCTCGCTGTAGCTGTACTGATTCAGTTGGATGCGCGTGGAGCCGTTGATGACCGCGATACCGATTACGTCGAACACGGCGTCGTTGCTCAGATCGGAGAAGTTGTAGAGCGCCGTCCCCGCGGTGAGTGTCTTGCTGATGAGCACGCGGTTCTGCCCGCTGTCCAGATCGCGGCGTTGGATTCCGGCGTTGATGTACGCCGTCTTGTCCGCGGCGGACCAGAAGTTATCGTTCTCGTCGTGGAGGAGCCTCCGCAGCTCGGCCAGATAGTCGGCCAGCGTCGCGGTGCCGCCCCCCGAGACGGACGGATAGCGCGCGAGCCAGTCGAACGTGCCGCCGCCGGCCGGGCAGGGCGCCGCAAACGTCAGCGTGAAGCCGCTCGCGGTCTTGGCGCCGACGCTCCACGCGGTGACCCAGGAGGGCGCGCCGGAGATCTCGTAGGGCGTGGAGAGGTTGAGGCTCGAGACCGCGTGCGACGTCGCGGCCGCGGGGATCGTGGCGACGGCCCCGGCTACGGGCATCTCACCACCGCGCGGTCCAGTCGAAGACCGCGCCGCCCGCCGGGGCCGGGGCGGCGAAGGTCAGCGTGAAGCCCGCGGCGCTCTTGCTACCGATCCCCCAGGCCGTGGGCCAGGAGGGCGCGCCGCCGACCTCGTAGGTCGCGGCCAGCGTCGCGCTCACTGCGTGGCTCACCGCGCCGGCCGTGATGCTGGCGACGGCTCCGGTCGTGGGCATCAGACCTCCCCACGGCGTTACGGCGCGGCCGTGACCGTCATCCCGCCCGTCAGGCTCGAGGTCACGCAGACAGTGCGGGGCTTGACGTTGACGTGCTCGAGGATCGCGACCAGACAGCCGATGTAGCCGATCGACAGCGCCGGCAGCGTCGAGGCGAAGCCCGTGAACGCGAACGGCGCCATCTGGTGAATGTACATGTGGTCGTAGCGCGTGTTGTAGTGGTACGCGGTGCCGTTCGCGAGCCTGGTGCTCATGAAATGCGGCACGCCCGCGACGCTGAGCGCCGTGAACCCGCCGCGGCCCTCGGACTTGTCGAAGCCGGTCCCGGGCTGGACCTGATAGGTCTCGTCCGCGATGAAGTCGGCGGCGAGCGCGTACCAGTCGCCGACCGAGAGGAATCCGACGTTCGGCATCTCGCCGAGGCCGAACTGCATGCCGTCGATGATCGACGCGAGCATCATCTGCCGCGTGATCGCCCCGCCGGTGCGGAGGCACGCCTGCATGTAGGTCTCGACCGTGCGGTCCAGGCCGAGGTAGGTGTTCGTCGCGCTGCCGATCGCGGGCCAGCCGGTGATGTTGATGTTTATGTCGGACGTGTTCGTCCACGCCTGGCTCGACAGGTAGTCCGCCACCTGGTTCCCTGCGTCGTTCATCCGCGCCTCGACCAGCGGGATCAGGGCGGCGTTGTCCTGGATGATGCCCTCCATGCCCTGGAACCCGATCGGCACGATGACGCCCTTGAGAACGCCGCTGGCCTGCTTGATCCCGGTCTGCCCCGACGGCGCGGAGAAGGAGCCCGTGAAGTCCATGGCCGCGGCCGTCGTCAGCGGCGCGCCCTGGACCGGCACGACGATCGACGTCATGCCGCCGGTGACCATCTTGGCCTGCGAGAGCGCGGCCGACAGCCACCCGTCGAACTGGTAGATCTGGACGATGCACGCCGGCACGGCCGCGTAGCGGGTGACGGCCTGCAGCTCGTCCTGCTGCGCCTGTGATGCCCCGGAGAAAATTCCGCCGAGCAGAGCCATTGTGGTTACCCTCCGTGGGCCTCAGCCGTCTGTGCGGACGCGAGGCCGAACAGCACCAGTCCGAGCAAGGCCGTCGAGACGACGTGGAACGTGAAGAAGCCAAGCGTGGAGACCGCCAGCGCGCCAAGCGCCGGCCCCCACGCGGGAGACTGCCACGCGCGCCAGTGGTCGCGGAGCCAGGCGCCGAGGACGGCCATCCCGAGGACGCCGGTCTCGTAGGCGACCTGGATCGGCTCGGAATGCGCCTGCGCCCACAGCTCCCCGTTCGGCAGCACGCCGGCCTGCTGCTGGAGCATCGGGATGCGGAGCGACCAGGAGGACAACCCGAAGCCGTGGAACAGCCCCTGCGTCCACCAGTCGGAGAGCGCGAAGGCCCAGATCGTGAGGCGCCCGGTCACCGTGCCCCAGCCCGGGATGGTCGGCGAGACCGCGTGCTTCCAGAGCCCGACCGCGATGACGGCGCCGCCGAGCGTCAGGAGCGCCGCCGCGAGGCCGACAGCGCGCACGCGCGGGCGGTCCTCCTGCATGAGCCAGCGAGCCAGGAGGCCGACGCCGAACGCGGCGATCGCGGTCAGCGAGCGCCCTTCCCAGATCGCCCAGACGCCGAACGGGAGCGCCCAGAGCGGCATCAGCGGCGCGGTGATCGCCACGTAGGCGCTCGCCGCGTCCACGGTCCCCAGGGTGCCGAGCGGCTGCACCTTGGCGACGAGCACGCCGCCTACCACCGGCCCCCAGAGGAGATCGTAGTGGAGCACCGCCTGCTGGAGCATGTACGCGACCTGGACCATGCCGGAGACTGCGAGGATCAGGCGCAGGCGCCCGTGCCAGACGCGCGGCGTCTGCCGGAGGGCCACCAGCGCGAGCACGCCGAACAGCACGACGGCGAAGTGCGAGCCGTCGAAGAGCGAGCCGCGGATCAGGAGATTGCCCGCGAGGAGCCAGAGGAGCACGCCGAGCCAGCGGTCACGGACCCAGAGCGCGGCGCCGACGGCGGCGAACGCGACGGCCCAGAACACCTGACTCTGCCAGAGGTCGATGCCGATGGGCGGCGCGTAGACGGGCAGCCCGAGCCCGGGGTACTCGTGGGCGAGCATCGGGAGCCAGGTGACGAGGGGCGCGAGCAGCGCCCCGGCCACCGGCACCCACCAGGCGCGGGAGAGCGTCATGCCTTACAGTCCGATCTTGACCTGGGTCGAGTGGACGCGGAGCACGCTGCTACCGCCCGTCACGGCCGCGCCGAGCCAGCGCCAGTAGATGTTCAACTCGGTCGGGGAAGCGAGCACCGAGGTCCCCAGCACGCGCGCCGTGTATTCGACCTGGCCGGCGTTGGCATTGGTCAGCCCACGGGTCGCGAACCTGGCCTGCATCCAGAGCGAGTTCGCCATGTTCGGCGTCGCCGAGGTCGTCGCCAGCGGCACGAGATAGACCGTCAGCTCAAAGGGCGCGTCGCTGAATCCTTCGTTCGCGCTCGTCAACGCGGCGCTGTTGATGAGCGAGAGCGTCGCGCCGGAGCCGTAGTTGATGCCGAGCGCGGCCTGCACGGTCGTCAGGGTGGTCAACTGCCCGATGATCTTGACGCTGATCGGCGCGGAGGTCGGCCAGATGCTCGTGGTGTTGGGCACCGGCTGCGTCGCCATGAGCGACGGCGGGATCAGCAGGCCGAGGAGCTTGTGCTGGGTCGTGCGGTCGTTGGCATACGACCGCGTGGCATTGTCCCAGTAGAGCAGCCCGCCCGGACCGACCGGGGCGCGGACCTGGGCGAGGGCCGGCGCCGCGGCGCCGAGCAGGAGGAGCGTGAACGTGACGAGTGCGATCATCCGACGCATGGGCGCGCCTCCTTGCTGCATGTCAGGCCACCGGCCACTTGTGACCCCGGCCGTTGCGGAAGTCGTTGACGATCTCTTCGATCCGGCCGCCCCGCCACTTCTGCGGGTCGTCGAGAATGCCCTTGTACTGCTCGGCGCTGGCCCCCATCCCGGGCACGTCGGCCGTCAGGGCGAACGGCCGCGGCGTCGCCACGGCCTGCATGCTGCGGTAGAGCATGGCCGCCGCCTTGTGCGAGGCGATCGGCCCGAGTGTCGAATCCTGCATGATCTTCTCGACCTCGGGGATCTCGTCCTCGGTGATGCGGAGCTCTGGGTCCTCCATGACGGCGCGGCGGGCGGCGGCCAGATCGGCCGCGTCCTTGTCCTTCTTGCGCGCGAGGCGCTCGGCCTCCAGCTCCTGCCGTAGCTCCGTCTTGTGCGCCTCGAAGCGCTGATCGAGGTCAACCTCGGGAATCGGCGCCTTCGGGAACTTCTGCTTGACGAGCGCCCGGAACTTCGGCCGCGTCTCCGGGTCGTTGTCGAGCGCCTCCATCAGGACGGCGCGGATATCGACCTGTTCGTTCGCCACGGCTTAGCCCTCCTGGCTGCGTGCCGAAGTCTTCTTCGCGCTCTTGACGCCGGTCGGCGCCTCGGGCACGAAGTCGCCGCCGGCCGGAAGCTTGCCGGGGCCGGTGAGGCCGCCCATGTCGGCGTACCTGGGCGAATTCACCATCCGGCCGTTGCGCTTCGAGTTGCTTTTCGGATCCCTTATGGGGTAGCGCTGCGGTCCGACGAGTCCATCACCCATGACTACCCTCCTGGCCCGCCGGCCATCATCGCCGGGGGCATGCGTTGCTGCGTCATCTGCCGGAAGTCGCTCATCCCGCCGGCCGGGGTCGGCCCCGCGGGCGCGGCGTTCTCGGCCATCATCGCGATCTCCTGCCGCGTGAGATCCTGCGCCGCCTCGCCAAACTGCTTGCTGAGCTTCGCCAGCGCCTCGAGCACGATTCGTCCGTCCTCGGTCTCGGCGCCGAGGAGCTGCACGGCCTGCGTCAGCGTCTTGAGCGCGATGTTGACCTGGATCTTCCCGCGAACGTGCAGGCCGGAGTTATCAGCGGGCGTCGTCGCGGGCGCAGTCGGGCCGGTCGCGCCGTTCATCGTCGGCCCCGCGGCATCCGCCGCGCGGTCTGCCGGGTGCCCCCGGCCCAGCGCGACGTGCGGGCCTTGGCGACGTTCTTCCGCACGCTGCGGGCGTGGTAACGGCCCAAACGTTGCATACGCCCTTACCTGTACCCTGACCTGTCAGGGTGTGTCAAGGAAAAGGTTGACAGGCCGATTTGAAGGTCAGGAGACGGGTGGTGGCCGCGCGGGCCGGATCATGGTTTCCGCCCAATGTGGAGCACCTTGCGCTTGACCAGCCGGCGGCGCACGATCCCGGCGCGGTCCAGGAGCCCGGAGCCGCGAAGATCCTCGAGACGCAGCGCCGCATCGTAGGCGGCCAGCTCGGTACGGAGCCCGCCGTACTGCTCGAAGAGGTAGGCCAGCCCGGCGTGCGTGAAGCGCCAGTAATCGACCGGGCGCGGGTGATAGTCCCAGGCGAACAGCGTCTGCGTGATCGCGAGGCCGCCGGGCTTCAGGAGCCGACCGATGGTCCGCGCGGCGGCGGGCGGGTCGGTGACGTGCTCGAGCAGGTCGGTGCTGAAGAGCACGTCGATGGTTCCGTCTGGCAGCAGATCCGGCTCGAGCGCGCAGATGTCCCCGCGGATCTGGTCATAGAGCCCGTGCGGCTCGAGGTCGAGGATCGTGTAATCGCGGAACCCTTCGGCGAGCGCCGCGTGCCGTCCATCGCGTCCGCCCACGTCCAGGAACGAGCCCTTCTGGGGATGCGCCGCAATCGCCCGGCGGATCTCCGCCCAGGCATCGCAGGCCGGGATCATGCTACTTCTTCAGGGCCTTCAGCTTGGCGACCTGCATCACCTTGTCCTGATGCTCGGCCTGCGCCTCGGCGATGCGCCGCGCCTTCGGGCGCAGGAGGTCGAGCCCCGGCAGGTTGAGGAACTCCAAGAAGTCCTCCCCGGTGATGTCCCCGGTCTGACGCGCGGCCAGGGCCTTGCTCATGATCTGCTGCGCGAAGATCGGCGAGGCCGAGTGCGCCCAGACCCGCGCGGCCAGGGCGGCCGGCATCTGCGACAGATAGAAGCGCTCGCCCTCCGTGGTGAACAGCGGGCGCTCCTTCCGGCGCCGCTCGAGCCGCAGCAGCGCCGTGGCGACGCGCTCGATGCAGCGCTCCACCAGCATCGCGCGGTTGAGCGTGGGGCCGGAGGACAGCAGCGCCTTCGCCATGAGGTCGTCCTCGGCACTCGCTGGCCCGAGCCCGCGGGCGCCGGCCCCGGTCGGGAGCGACTCCATGTTCTCCCACATCCGGTCGATCGCGTCGATCATGTAGAGCGGATCGGGGATCGGGGGCGGGATCACGGGTTTGACGTCCGCGCCGGGGTTGTTCGCGGCCAGCGTGCCGCCGGCCTTCCGGAACGCCTTGGCCTTCTCGTTGTCCACGAGGTTCCCGAAGCCGAGCAGGACGAGCGGCGGGTCGATCTGCTTCTCGTCCCGATCGTCCATCGACAACATTTTCTTCTCGCGCCAGTTCTGGAGCCCGATCAAATAGCGCATCGGGGCCAGGCCCCAGACGTACCCCGGCACCGGGTCGAGCGTCAGCGGGTAGAACGGATGTTCGCCCGGCAAGAGCGGATTGCCCGTGTCGCGGACGATCGTCTCGGTCGGCAAGAGGAACGTGACGACGCGGTAGTCCGCCAGCGCGTCGTCCCAGATCCAGAGCTCCGCGAGCCGCACGACGTCGGCCGCGACCTGGGGTTTCGCCATCGTCGCGTCCAGGCCCGCCACGTTCGCCTCGCCGGCCATCGTCGGCGAGGTCGAGAACACGATCAGCGATTCGACCGTGGGCGGTAGCGCGTCATCGCGCCCGTAGGGCCGGCGCGAACGGTGCTCCTGGGCGATGGCCCAGAGGCGCTCGCGCATCGAGGCGGGCTTGCCGGAGATCAGGCGCCAGAAGGCGGGGAGACTCATCGAGTACCAGTGGCAGAGCGCCTCCTGATGCACGAAGTCGTCGCTGATCTCCTCCCAGACGCCGAGGTCGCCAGGATCGGAGATCAGCGCCACGGTCGGCGCGCCGTTGCTCGTGAGCACCTTGAAGGTGACGCAGTCCGTGTAGTACGCGGCGCGCACACCCATGTTGAACACGGCGCCAGCGTCCGACGCGCTCCAGACCGCCTCCAGCGCATCCCGGACGGCGGGCATCCGCGCCAGGTAGGCGTCCATGTGGTAATGCGGCGGGAGATAGGGCGAAAAGCGCACGCTCTCCGGGGAGTAGAGCGCGCTCGCCACGCTCATCCCGTGCTGTTTCAGCTTGTTGTAGCGGACGCTGGCGGCGCTGAGCGAGCCCGTGAGGAAGGCCGTCTTGAGACTACTGGCGGTCGCGGCGCGGTCCTCACGGGAGACCTCGCACTCCCTCAAGGTGTTGATGTAGAGCGCCTTCCTGCTCTGGAAAGCTGTCTCGGCCCCACGACCGTCCGGGATGGTCGGAATCCGCACGGCATGAGTCTAGACCGGACAGGGCGGGGATGTAAAGGAAGTCGTCAGCCTAGCGCCTTCTCCGAAGCCAGTCGAGGTGTGTCACCGCTTCACCGCCTTCCCGCCTCGGATCGCCCACTTCGTATCGTGCAGCGACCCCGGCGCCGGCTTCGGCCCGGTCATCTGGCCCTGCACGGGATGGAACTGCCCCGGCGTCACGTTCGCCGCGCCACCCGGAATCTGCACCGCCTGCGCGCGGCCGCCGAACTTGGCGAGAGTCGCGGGGATCTGACTCAGCGGCACGGCGAAGCCTTCCCCGACGCGCCCGGACGTGCGCGCATCCTTCGCGGCACTCTCCCGGTGCTCCATGCGTTCGATTTCTGGCGCCGCCAGACGGTCGAGATTCGTCGCCATGGAGGACGAGCGCAGGTTGACGGGCTCGGGCTGGGCGCCGCGGAGGACGGCGGGCGCGCGGTTCCAGAGGCGCTGAAGACGCTTGCTGCCGCACACGGGACAGCGCGTTGCCCCGACGGGCAGCTCGTAGATCGGGGCAGCGCCCTCAGTCTCGCTCCGGCACTTCCGGGAGAGGCAGGCGAAGTCAGCGCGGGGCGTCATGGGATTCCTGGTGCTCGATGTTTCGGGGGCGTCGTCAAGGCCCGTCCCATAACCAGTGAGTGCGTCGCGAAGTCACGGAACGACAGCGCCGTGCAGGGACCGGCCGCATAGCGCGCCCTGATAGTCGTCACGGGCGTCTCTCGTCTGTGTCGCATCTCTTCGCATTCCTGTTTCGATGCCCATGGACCATCATAAGCCCAGCCAACCGACCGCGCGATAGGGTGCGTCGTCGATGTGAAATGGCACGGGCTCCCATACGCTGACAGCGAAGAACCAGAGGATACAGGCGCCAATCGCGGGCGTCATTGCGGCCAACTCAGCCTCGCCGCTTCCGCGCAGCGATTGTAGCGTAGCAGATCGTCTGGCGCGAGTGGCGGGAGACGCTGATTCGTCGTCGGGGCCGTGGCCATTGATGGCCCCGAGAACTGCTCTGGACAGACGTGAGCGAGACGCCTCATCGTGTCGTGCCACGCCTCATACATGCGGCGCGAATCTGCCCGGGCGTTGTCGAGGCGATCCTTCGCAATGGTAAGCTCCCGCGCTGTGTCGGTGTCGGCAGCAGTGCACCCCGCCATGAGTACGACAAGCACCGGCAGCGTCCAGAGAGTGGCGCGACGCGAGAAGCGCCAGAGACGCGAGAGGATCAGCAGCGCGAGGTTCATGGTGGCCTCCTGTGCCGCGAGTATACGTAGCGCACCGTTGACAACGCAAGCGAAATATTGCTATCGTTCTCGCATGGCGAGACCTCGCAAGGGGCGCAAGCGCATCAAGCCGTATCGACTGATCCGGAAGTTTCTCAAGGCGCCGCTGCCGGCCGCGCGGGAACTGGGTCGCCGCGGCGGGCTCGCCAGTTGGCGCGGCGTGTCACGCCGGAATCGCTCGCTCATCATGAAACGCCTCGTGGCGAAGCGCTGGGCGAAATACTACCTGGAGAATCCCCTGGCGTGACAGCGTGACCCACCGTGCCGCGATTGTGACGAAACGCGGCAGTGGTCGAAGACTGTGCAGCGCGGAAGTTGGCGAGAAGGCGCACGGTGTCATTGTGCCGAGGCTGACATGTCACACGGCACAACCCCTGCAGGAAATGAGCGCATGAAAACAATCATGACCGAGGACGACATCGAGCGATGACCTGCCGCACCACCGCCTCCTGGCCCACTCGCGAAGAGATCGAACGCATCCGCGACGCCTACGACACCTACTGCGCGACGCCCGATCTCACGGGCGCCGCGCAGATCGCGGGCAAGCTCGGGACCGTGCTCCGGCGCGTCGAGTGGCTAGAACTGCTGTTGCTGCATGTGGTGGCGCATCCATCCATGGACAGGAGGAAGGCATGACCGAGCTGCGCGAGTGGATCTTCACGTTCGGCTTCGGCCATGTGCATCCGGTGACGGGCGCCTCGCTGGCCAAACGCTTCGTCCGGATTCGCGCCGAAGATGCCGAGGCGGCGCGCCGTGAGATGGTGCGGCGCTGGGGACAGAAGTGGTCGTTCCAGTACGAGACCGAGGAGCAGGCCGGCGTCGCGCGCTGGGGACTGACGGAGGTCGTGTCATGACCGAGATCATCCGCGAGATCGGGCCGGAGGATCTGGCCGCGCGGCCGTATCGCCTGCGGTGTCTCACGCCCGGTTGCTGGCTCGACAGGGACCCGTCCACGGCCGAGGTCGCGGAGTCGCTGAATAGCGTGGGCGAGTTGCACGTCGCGACCACCAAGCACCGCGTCGTGATCGAGCGGATAGGATCGGAGCCGTGCTGACGCGCCCGCCGCGTCCGCTTCGCCCAGGACTCGCCGCAACCGGGCGAGGCGATCTTGGAGCACGAGATGGCGCATCGGCGCGGGTGGAGGCACGAATGAGTGAATTTGTCGCCCGACTCGAGAGACTCCAACGCAAGGACACGTATCTCCCCCTGGACGATCTCATGGCTACAGTGACCAATGGCCGGGCAGTCCGCGTGCCCCTCAATGGACGAACGGTCGGGGCGGTGAAGAGCACGGCGTATTTAGCCGCCCTTCGTCGTGGCTATCGCTCCCACGCTCGGAGCGATGGCGACCACGTCATCCTCTGGTGGGAAAAAGCGATGAGGCGGCGCACGCGCCGGCCCGTCATCATCCAGCTCCGCGAGGACGCCAAGGGGCTCAGCCTCACGACGCGCGGCACGCGCCGCCTGACCAGGCGATGACCCCTGATCCCGAGATCATCCGCCAGCTCGCACGAGGACCGAACGGCGGCGCGTGGGCGGACCGTGTTCTCATGGGCTGCCAGGACGGGTGGAGGAGGGACCGATGAAGATCGAGATCAAGAACCGCTTTTCCGGCGCCGTCCTGTTCGGCGTCGAGGCAGAGTCCTGGCGTGTTGCCGTCGAGATCGCGGTCAAGCAGGGCGCCAACCTCGGGGGCGCCGACCTCCGGGGCGCCGACCTCCGGGGCGCCAACCTCGGGGGCGCCAACCTCGGGGGCGCCAACCTCGGGGGCGCCGACCTCCGGGGCGCCAACCTCGGGGGCGCCAACCTCGGGGGCGCCAACCTCGGGGGCGCCAACCTCGGGGGCGCCAACCTCGGGGGCGCCAAGCTCTGGGGCGCCAACCTCGGGGGCGCCAACCTCGGGGGCGCCAAGCTCTGGGGCGCCAAAGTGCTCGGCATCGCAAGCGTGGGGTACATCGACGGCTGGCCGACGACGCTCTGGCGCACCGATTGGGGCTACCGCCTCCAGGCGGGATGCCACACCTTCACGCTCGACGAGGCGATAGCGCACTACGCGGATCGCGAAGAGCGTCGCGGGCTCTACTACCTCGCCACGGAGGCGTGGCGGGTGATCGCGCGGTTGCAGGGATGGGAGATGGACCGATGAGAACCCTGGCACCATGACCGACGCCGACTCGCATCCGGTCGATTGCGAGAGCGGGTGGATTCCCTGCTATTCCTGTGGCGGCGAGGGCGACGCGCACGACTGCGGCGAGGATAGCTGCTGCTGCGCGGAGCCGGAGGTCGATGATCGCGTGACGTGCGACGAGTGTCAGGGCGCGGGCGGGCGGCCGTGTCCGGCGTGCAAAGCGGAGTCGTCATGACCTCGCCGCAATTCCGCGGCGGGCGGGGCGCGGCGCGGGACCCTCAGTCACCCCGCGGCGCGCTCCGGGACGCTTGGCTTGCCGCGCTCCTCACCCTGGCGTGCGTCATGGCGTATGGCGCGCTGGCGTGGGTGGTGGGCGGATGATCGTATTGCCGCGCGAGGTCTCGCAGTTTCTCGCCGAGCGACATTATCTCGGCCCGATTCGGCGAGGCATTGCGTGGCGAGATGAATTTGGTGTCATGGTCCTCACGACGCCTACCTCACGACGCCTCCCGCAAGACCGATGGCTCGAAATCGCGAGATGGTGCTTGGTTGGAACTCGCAACGGTGGAAGCCGCCAATGGAGCCGCGTCCGTCGCTGGCTTCTCCACGCTCGTCCCGATGTGACGACGATCGTGAGTTACTCCGATCCCTCGCAGGGTCACACCGGAGCGCTCTATCGCGCCTGCGGTTTCACCTGGGCGCCTACATGGCATCGCTTGTTCCCGCCGCCGACCGGAAATGGCAACTGGGGTACAGGCATTCAGCCCGTAAAGGATCGGTGGGTTTACGTGCTTGCACAGGATGAAGACCGGGCAGAGCTGTTGCGCGTGAAAGACGGCCGAGCACGACCCGCAGAGGGAGCCTAAAAACTAATGACTTGCCGCACCCAGGCCGCGCCGCCCCTGCCCCGCGAGATCCGTGAGTCCCCCTTCGTCACGGTCCGCGACGACGGGAGCGCGCTCGTGCTCCTGGGCGAGCAGGTCATCGCTTGCCAGGACTGCCACCGCGCCGCGGCCATGGTGATCGTGCGCGGGAACCGGTACCGCTGCGTGGACTGCGACTGAGGTGCGGCGCATGCGTTCACCGGCCGATGAATGACGCAGACATCCGCGCCGAGTTGGCGACGCTCGCGGAGCGGGAGCTGCTGGCAGTGATCGGCGAGTTGCGGGCGCCCGATGGCTGGCGGATGCACGAACGAGTGGCTCAGCGGCTGGAGATCGTGCTCAAGCGCGTGCGGAAGATCGGAGGGGTGGAGTGAGCAAGCAGCGCGTGCTGAATCTGTTCGATGCGGAAGTCACCGACACCGACTGCCAAGTGCTCTCGAATCGCGTCGTGCTGACCCTGCGAGGCAACCCGAAAGAGGGCACCTACACACAGGTCGTCCATCTCCACATTCCCTGGGAGTCGCTCCCGTGGGTGATGCGGAAGCTCTGGGCCGCATGGTGGCGCCACCGGGCCGAGGTGGTGAGACTGCTCGACTGGATCGAGGGCGAACTCAAGGGGAATGGAGTCCAGCGGCCATGAACCTCCGCGAGCAGCTCGAGGCGCGTTTGGCGCAGGTCGAGGAGGAGCGGCGCCGCCGGCACATCCGTTTGGAGCGCGCGCTGCTGTGCGTTGAGTGTTCCGCCATTTTTCAGGATGGCATCACCTGCCCCGCGTGCGGGAGCGCGCAACTGTTCCCGGTGGCGCGGGCGATGAATCGGGAGGCGTCATGACCCTACACGAGTACATCCGCGATCCGGCCCCGGAGCCGTCGCTGTCGGCGTCTGTCGCGCACCTGCTCCTGACGCGCAGCGCGCGGCACGCCTGGCTGGCGCATCCTCGGCTCAATCCGGCCTGGGCGCCCGAGGCGACGGAGCAGACCGACCTCGGCACGCTCGCGCACGCCCTGTTACTCGAACAGGATGACTCGCGCCTCGTGGTCGTGGAGGCGGACGACTGGCGCACGAAGGCGGCGCGGCTGGCGCGTGACGAGGCGCGCGCGGCCGGCAAGCTCCCGCTGCTGGCGCACAAGCTCGACGCCGTGCGGGCGATGCTCGACGTAGCGCGCGACATGATCGGCGTCAGTGAGCTGGCCGAGACGTTCGCAACGGGGCGCGTCGAGCAGACGCTGCTCTGGCAGGAGGGACCGGTCTGGTGCCGCTGTCGCCCCGACGTCGTGAGCCAAGACGGGCGCGTGGTGGTGGACTACAAGACGACGAGCGGCAGTGCCGAGCCTGACGCCTGGGCGCGGACGCAACTGCTCGCCCTCGGGTACGACGTGCAGGCGGCGTTCGGGCTTCGGGCCGTGACGGGCGATGCTGATTTCGTGTTCGTCGTCCAGGAGACGGAGCCACCCTACGCCGTGTCCTTCGTGGGTCTGTCGCCTGCGTTCAAGGCGTTCGCGGAAGCCAAACGCGCGCACGCCGTCACGCTCTGGCGGCACTGCCGGGAGCGTGACGAGTGGCCCGGCTACCCGAGCCGCACCTGCTGGGTGGAGCCGCCCGGCTACGCGCTGACGCAGTGGGATGAGCGGCGGCTGGTGACGGCACCGGAGGGCGAGGTGGAGGAGCTATGAGTTACACGTTCCGCAAGGCGATCCGTGAGCAGACCAGCGTGCTCCTCGCGCTCGCCGGGAGCAGCGGGTCAGGCAAGACGTACTCCGCGCTCCGGCTGGCGCGTGGACTCGCGGGGGATCGCGGGCGCGTCGCGCTCATCGACACCGAGGCGGGCCGGGCGCTGCACTACGCCGAGCGATTCGACTTCGATCACTGCGATCTGAAGCCACCCTTCGCGCCGTCGGCCTATGCAGACGCGATTGCGGCGGCCGAGGGCGCGGGCTATCCGGTGATCGTCGTGGATTCCCTGAGTCACGAGTGGGCCGGCGACGGCGGCTGTCAGGATCTCCACGACGCCGCGCACGAGCGCCTGGGCGGCACCGACCAAACGAACGTGCTCGCGTGGCGGGAGCCGAAGTTGGCGCACAAGCGCATGGTCTCGCGGCTGCTCCAGTGCCGCGCGCACCTGATCGTCTGTCTGCGCGCCGAGCCGAAGATCAAGTTCACGAGAGAGTTCGATGAGAAGAAGGGGCGCGACGTAACGAAGATCGCGGACGCGGGCTGGCAGCCGATCTGCGAAAAGAATTGGATGTATGAGATGACGGCCAGCTTCATGCTGCACGACGAGCGCCCCGGCGTCGGCCTGCCGATCAAACTCCAGGAGCAGCACAAGGTCTGCTTCCCGGCCGGGCATCTCTTGGACGAAGCGGCGGGCCAGCGGCTCGCGGCGTGGGCTTCAGGTGGCGTGAGCCCGACGCCGCACGGCGGCAACCAGGCACCCGAGGCCCGCGAGCAGCCCAGAGACGAAGAGCGGCTGGGGCTCATCGCCGAGATCAAGCGTCTTGCGAGGAGCGTGCCGGCGGGCGACAAGGCGCAGGCGGCTCAGACTTATCTCGGCGGGGTCGCGCTGGACCAGGCCGACATCGAGCAGGTGAGCAATTTGCTGACCTGGCTGAAGGCGCGCACAGGACGCGACACATGAACACCATCCCCCTCGACCGTCTCCGTGCGCTCGACGCCGAGGCGGCGCGCCTCGAGCAGCGAGAGGAAGACGCACAGCTCACCGAATCCATCGGTGAGAACGCTTGGGCTGCGGCCGCACATGATATTTCGCTCGGATACAAACGTGGCGTGTTCATTGAGTTTAGCCAGCGAATTTCCGCCGCGATCCGCACGCAGGAGGAGACGCCATGACCGACGCCGAGTTCGTGGAGGCTGCGAAGCAACTTGTCACCATGGAGGTCGTCACGGACCTCCGCCAGCGGCTCGCCGACGCCGAGGCGCGCGTACGGGAGCTGGAGGTGGACTGGTACATGGAGTCATCGAGGCTCGCCGACGCCGAGGCGCGACTCATCTGGTGGCGTGATCGCTGGACAAGCGAGCAGGCGCGCGTGCGGGAGTTGGAGGAGGCGCTACACGGCCTTCTCAGCAAAAACACACGCATGCGACCCGTAGCTGAGTTTGAGAATCCCGATGAATGGATTGTTGTCACCAAATCGGCATTCGATTTCGCGAACGCCGCCCTCGCGCGGAGGACGCCATGACCCTAGCGAACAGAGTCCCGCCGTGCGGAACGTGTGGTGGAGTGCCGCATGTCTCTGGACTTCCGTGCGTGTGCGACGGCGCAAACACGGTTTACGCGGAGGTACAGGGGCTCCGGCAGCAACTCATCGGCGCGCAGGCAGAAGTCGGCAAGCTGCGACGCGAGACGGTCGCTCAAGCGGCGGGCTGGGAGCGAGAGATGGACAAGTGGCGGGCGCGCGTGCGGGAGCTGGAGGAGGCGTTAGAAGATGTGCGGCAGCGCGGGCGCCTCGCAGACCACTCGCATTGGGACGCTCAAGGAAACTCCGGGCGGACGTGCCCCGTG